AAATCTGCTAAACTAATATAACCCGGTAATACTGGAATCTGAGAGAATGTCACAACCCCGTTAGTGGCAATCACAATTGAGTCAACATCACCAGCAGAACCAATCTGTCCACCATTTTGAATTGAGATATTTGAACTGAATACAGGTCGTGCCGCAAAAGTAGCAACGCCGGAAACACTAACTGTTCCGTTTATGTCAATGGCAGTAGCAGTCAGGTCAATCTCATCAGTAGCACCGATAGATAAAACCGTTGCGCTTGATCCATGAATAAACTGAGAAGCATCGTTAAACTGGATTTTCCTTGTGCTGTTTAGCAATAATCCAGTATCGGCAACGTGTGTTAACGTCACATCTTGGTCTGCACCAAAGTTAATTACAGCAGCATCAGCAAGAAACAAGTCAGACCATTCCAGACTAGCAGAACCCAATGCAGCACCATCAGCAGTAATAGGACTTATACCAACAGAATCAATCTGTACTCTCCCCGTACCACCTGTGGAAATTGCAACTGTATCAGCCGCAGAGAAATATATACCTGTGTTAATATCATCACTGTTTGTAAAAGACGGGGCTGATGCACTTCCATCGGCAATAGCAATAACACCACTTATTACTGGACTTACAAGAGTAACAACATTGGCATCGGAGCTAATACCAGAAGTTAGTGTTGTACCTGTACCCAACAGAGTATAGATTTCAACGAAGTTATCATTAATCTTGTCACCCCCCTCACGAATAGCATCGCCTGTACCATCGCCGGAGGATGATCCTAAATTTATTGCTTGATATGTCATCGGTAATCTTCCTTTATTGTATTTATACCTTCAGTGCGTCCCAAGTTACTACACTATCGAATGTTATTGTTCCACTGAAACCAAATTGTAGATTTGCAAATGGGCTGTTAAACTGGGCAGCATAAGCAGCTTCTTCAGTTCCATTCTCAAGTAAAACCTCGACCCCGGAATTTAATAATATATTATCTCCCTCGTCATTTTCCTCTAACTTTAATTTACCAATTGTATGAACAAAGATATCAGATGGCATAGAAAATGAAGCAAGTGTAGTTTTACCTGTTGATCCAAAAGGTGTCTCACCAGTGCTCACCGAATCTTCAAGGGCAATAAATGCTCTCTCCAATATTAATTTACCGCCAACACCAAACCCACTATTATCTTCTAATAGGATGTCATCACCAAAGGTTCCAACAACGGTTGTTCCATCCTCCTGCTTAAATGATCCCAAATTCTGTTCCTCAAGAATAATAGTATCAAGAGTATTATCATCAGATATATTAACCAAAGATTCCCGAACAATATCGGTGATGGTATAGGATTCTGGATTGAAGTCCTCTCCCAGTATCTTACCGCCACCGTGGAACCCAACTGGATTTTCTAGAATTAGATTGTCCCCATCCGTCTCATCTACAAGGTTGTTATTCGCAATTTCAGTGAACGTGTTTATAGTTACACTCTGGCCTAGGTTAACATCTGACTCAGTTTCTAACAAGAAGTTGTCACCATTGTCAGCCTGTAATTTTCCCTCAGACGACTGGTCGGCCGTACCCGTAATCAACAACCGGCTACCAATTTCCGCTGTCCCCATTTCCAATTGGATTCCGTCACCAGCTATTGATTTAACCCCAGTTGTAGCAAGGAATACCAAACCATTAGAAGTATTATGCGTTTTGTTGACAGTCGCACTAAGCTTGGTTACAATACTTGACCGCAGAAAAACCTCGGCCGCAAGATCACCACTAACCTGTACAAAATTTGCATTATCAGTCTCATCAACAAGATTGTATTTTACACTTGTATCCTCACCAGTTAAGAACGATACTCCATCTGTACCAGTAACTTCACGGATCAGAACCCCGCTTTCATCTTCTAAAGTCATTCCACTACCAGCATCATTTTGTGATGCCGGAAGATGTGCTTCATCAGTTCCATCAATAACGATTTTGTTTGATACTGCTTCTGCTCTCTCAGATATGATACGGTCATCATCCGCTGTAATTAATGAACCAAACTCACCCGCGCCAGTACCGTGTGTTATTTCAATTCCTTCAAAATCTGGATAGGTATTTTCTGGCGTCTCTAGTTCAATTATACCACTATCTTCAACAGTCTCATCTTCAAGAGTGAACCTATCACCATCTTGCTGAAGGATAGAACTCTCTAATAGAATATCTTCATTCTCTTCAGTCTTTACCCCCAGGCGGCGTTGCATAGACTCGCTGAATAAAGTTGAAAACGTAGAAGCAAGAAGTGCGCTATAGGTATTTGCGTCATAATCATTTGTTCCCAAGCTTGCACCGGTTGTTCCTACTGACATAGAAACAAATGATGTTTGAATAACCTTAGCAAAGACATTAAACCCAGCTGGGTGAATCGCTTTCTTCAACTCATTAATATATGAGTTCCCACCGGCATTTGTCTGAATCTCATAGGAGAACTGTTGATAATAATAAGAGTCTTGAAGTCTAATTAGCTCTTCACTGATAAGACTTTCAATGCCGCCATACCCACCCTCTTTCACAGCAGTTGTTCCTAAAGTGAAAGAAGCCTTTGCGACATCAGCATGAACGATTGTTCCAGAAGCCACAGCAGTTGTTATTGATGTTGTTCCTGCGGAGAAATCTATACCCACATCCTCAAAAAATACTTTTTCTGTTCCGTGGCGCGCGGTGGAATCTATGCCGTTCAATACCAAGTTGGTAAAGGACTCGTCAGTTTCATACAGAAGTTTTTCATTAACATCATCAGTTAATCCCGCCTCTAAAACAATCAAATTGCTGGGGTCACTTGTTCCCGATCCGTCCGTGGCATTGAAGTTAATCTTCTCGCCCGCGTTAGCACCTGCTGCGCTGGTCCCATCAAGTACCACATTATCTTCATATTCTATGTCGGCATCAATTACGATAAAGTCTCCGGCGGATGTACTAAGGATGGCATCTGGCGCACTTTCTAATATAAATTTTACCTGTCTAAGGTCATAGATATAAACTGCATCATCAGTTCTAAATCCAGATTCTTGACTAATGAACTCACCCATAATATTATCATCATCATAGCCATAAGTATCTGGTTCTGACCTAAGCGAACCACTACCATCTTCAAGAATAGTCTGCGCCAGTTCTTCGGTATTTGGATGCTCCATAATGAGCTCACCCTGATCATCCTCCAAGAGCATGAAGTCAGTTGTTGCCCTAATAGCATCTAATAAAAGCCTATCTCCATCCTCATCAACCAGATTTTCTCCATAGACAAGATTAGCATTCATGATAAGATTGTCATCAATATAAGCATTGGTTGTGAGAGAGTCTTCTAGAAGCATACCCTCATTAGAAGTTGTTCCAGACGATTCGCTTTGAATGCCGATACTGTCTGTAAGGGAAACCTCTAGAACCTGAGTTGTAGAATCATATGACCGAACTGTTCCTGTGTGTGATGTTAACGCAGCTCCAATAGCAAAGGTGCCGGTTATATCCTTGATAATAAAGTTTGCGCGGAGTTCTAAATTGGGCTCCTCATCGTAATTAAAACCCGCGTTGATAACATTAATGGATTCTAGTCTGCCTATATCAGTGGTGGTTGCAAGAACCTTCGCACTGGCACCGTATTGACTTCTAACAGTAAGAGTAGGTAATTTTGAATATCCTGAGCCCACATCAGTTACATTTATTTTTGTAATATCACCATCACCAGACTCCAAAATAAATCCTTCATCGGCATAATGATGTCTGTCAGGAGAGGTTGTGGTTAGGCCTAATTCCATCTCCACTCTATCACCAAGCACCACCTCAGTATTGATGGTGCCTGTATAGGAAGCAGCATTACCCGACTCACCATAGAGTTGGTCTGCGCGATGATTGAAGTTACCCCCATAAAGAGTGTATGTTGTTGCGCTATATGTTGCCTGTGCAAATGCCGTTGTTGCTACAGGAGAAAAGAAAGTTATACCAGGATATTCTTGGAAGACATACTCTCGTATTTCCGTTGGTGTAGATGCAAAGACCAGCACCTCGTCATCTAAAATTGACTGTGCGCTGGATATCGTAATTGATGTTTGACTTGCAACAACAGTAACCGTCACAGTATCATTCGCGCTAATACTGTTTCCTCTAACTCTCATACCAACTGCAATAGTGCCGCTATTACCATCCAGTGTAATTGTTGTTGAAGCAACTGTAACACCATTGGTAGAGGCATTTGCCTTCACGGTAACAGTATCTTCTGCTGCATATCTTGTCAGATAAATTGGATAATAGTAACCAAGAGTGCTACTATAAAGTCTGTCAGTACCGTAAACTGCATAAGGTTCTTCTGCTGTTATTGTACCCTCTTCAAGAGCAACACTGAATAACTCTACAGAAGTGGTCGTACCAGATTCCTGTAGAATAGTATCGGAATCAGTTTCATCAATAAGATTGCCATGAACAACCATAACTTCAGCTAATGCCGGTTGAATTAATCCCGCCTCTGAGTTGTTGTCAGAAAATACTACAAGGTCACCAATTTCGTAATTGGTTCCAGCATCATCAATTGCGACATCGGAAACTGAACCCCGCTGAATCTCTCCAACTTTAGCTGAAATATCACCACTACCAAGGATTATAGAAGTGTCAAGGTCAATACTGTCTCCAACACTATACAGTGTTCCATCATTCGAAATTGATACGTCAGAGTTTATTTGTCTAATAATAAAATTATATCGGACATCTTTTACAGAAGATGTTCCATAGACTGTTTCATCAACTTGAAAGGTTCCTGTAATATTTGAAAGTTCAAACTCAACATATGACACACCGGCGGCCGCTGTAAGGACTGTTAAACTTTCAACAAGCGCGGTTGCGGAACTATCCTGTCCAGTAATTGACTGCCCAAGAAGTTCATCGGCAATAGAAGAACCATCAATCGAGCAGCGAATTATTGTAGGCTTATCCCAATCTGCGTCAGAGACTCTCATCATATATTGGTTTGGATAAAATACCTCTGATTCTTCATCCAGAAGAATTCTCATAAAGAGTTTAGCTGCCTCTTTAGTTCCCTTCCTTCGGTATAGCTCACGAATATGTTTTTCTAAATTTCTCTTATTGATTCCATTTGCAAGCTTGGTGGGAATACCTTCCATAAAGGATTTACGAAACTCTTCGATGAAATCATAGATGGTGTTGTCAATGTCAGCATAGGCCAGCAACTGCTGAATGTTCTGAACGGGGTTCGCCCGATATCTTGTGACTACACCCGAAGCACCAGAGGTTCCCCCTGTTACAGTCTCACCTGTCTCAAACAACTGTTGTGACGAAATGAACATTCTTGGTGTTGTATGCCCAAGGTCTTCGACAAGCACAGTAGCGGTTGCATATGATGTGCCCCCTGTGATTGTCTCTCCGTCGATGAACTTTCCTGTGGAACCAGAACCAACCTCCGTAACAATCAGAGTGCCATCTTCATTCAGAAGATTGGTAGCAGTATTGATTTCCAAAAGGACGTTATCAATATTGACTGTCAGCTGAAGTTCACCCGCTTCAAGAAACTGATAATATGATTTTAGAAACTGAGAAAACTTTGGATGATCATCAGCAATGAAGTCAGGAAGCTGCCCATCAATCTGAGTGCTGAGTTTATTTGTTAACTCTGGGGTCCAAGACATATCAAATGGTGCCATAATTAATAACTCGAAGGCGCAACATAAGATGTTGTTGTATTATATGTCGAAACACCAGAACCAGAAACCGCTATAGTATCTTGACCCCCATTAATAGTAGTGTTAAGAGTATCTATTTCAAGAATTTGATTTCTCCTACCTACAATATCAGTGGAGCTTGGTGTTGCAGTCATTCTTAAAGCCGTTGAAGTATTACCATCAATATTCGACACTGAGGTAATATAAATTGGATTAGCTGATACCATCCCCGTTGTATAATCCACCGTACCCGCATTTGAATCTTCATAGGTTCTCACCCCAATATCCAAATAGTAAATACGAAGGTTACCAGCACCATCATCATCAAAGAACATCTCATTTGCATTGCCGCTTATGTAAAAACCTGTTGATGCAATCACACCACCACCAGATGCATTGTGACCTGAGTGTGGATTGTATAGTGAGTTTCCAAAATTAACTGTGAAGGAATATAACCCTAATGTATTTGGAGTATGAAGGGAAGATAGGGCTACAGTAGTGATGTTATTTAATATAGCAGAATCAGCGTTATCGATTAACGCCGTAAATTGAGAGTGTCTAAACACAGAGCTAAACACTTTCAAATAATTTGCGTTGTAATTTATGATAGTAGAATTCACGAGACTTATAAGTGATTCTTCGTTTTGTGTTGTAGCACTGGAATTATATTTAAAGTTGACATTGAGTATCAGGTTTATTATCTCTGGGTCTACAACCACAGGAGAAATCGACGCAACAGTATATGGAGATAAGTCAGTAACAAGTTGTGCTTTTTGAACTTCATTCAGATTTAGACCAGTTGTTGACTTGACACTAATAAAAACTTTACCATACTCTGCGATATCTGATACACCAGTAACAGAATTATACGAACCATTCTCTCCACCCCAAACAGAAACCGCTTGAGTGTTAGGAAAGAGTTGATTAACATAAGTTTTATAATCATCTGCGGTAACGCATCGACCCTGTGACGCATAGTCTAAGGGAGCGTTATACTTAATCGACTGAATTGTTTCTGGTTCAGAACCACCAACTGGTGGGGACACCGTAGTTACATTGACACTATTAATACCATTAATTGCAGCAGAATTGGTGAGGGTAGAAGCACCATTAGCAACACCTTTGTTTGTAACGATATAATTTAATATGATGATGTTTTCATCTTCTACAGCGCTACCAAGAATACCATCACCAAAGTATATTTCAAATTTTCCATCCTCAACTTCTTGTAAGAAATACACTTTTGAATTTGAGGTTATAGCAGCGATGTCTGTTGCCAAAGTATATGTTGTGGTGATACTATCTGTTGAAGAATTTTGAACCCTGACTGTAAGGGTTGTTGTATCTACTCTAGAGTCATTGATAAGGAATCTCTGCTCAACATTCTGAGTATCAGTTGTGTACCTAGTTGAAACAAAACTTCCTTCGTACACATTTAAATTATTAAATGGGATTACCGAGCCTATATTTGTAGCAACTACGTCCTGTATAGTTACAAACTGATAATCCGTAGAGCCAACGCTGGCAGTGAACACAGTACCCGCTGGCATTGTTGCACTTGTATTGGTTGTGTTTAGATAAACATTAATAACCGCCTTGGCTGCTCTTGCAGAGCGAGTGGAGTAACCCAAGGTTTTTGCATGAGAGACAACACTTGACCGCAGTTGTGAAGAATCGAGGAACATCTCATTTGCAAGCATATTAGCATTAAAACCAAGATAGTGAGTATTGTATGCAAGCACATCCAGAAGAGCACTCAGACCAGAACCTTCAAAGTCATAATCCTTAAACTCAGTTTGGTTTCGCATAAAGACTTTTAGGTTTTCCTTTACCTCATCAAAGTCAAATTCTGTTACGCTAAGTCTTTTTGTTGTTGCTGCCATTATCGTACTCTCTCTAAAAGAATTTCCATATTTATAAGCTCGGTGGGTGCATTAACAACATAAAACTCAATGGTAACTTCATATGCGTTGTTATCAAGGTTAGGAAGGGCTCTCACTCCAACAAGACGGGCGCGAGGTTCAAAATTTATAATCACCTCTTCAATTTTCATCGTTAGAACATATGCCGTGATTGGCGTCATAAGTTCAAACAGAATATCCCTTACACCAGAACCAATCTCAGGATGAAAGGGTTTCTCGTATGGGTTAGTTAGTATCAGGTTTCTTACAGACCTCTTGACTGCTGATACATCATTAACTTTGCTAATATCTTTTGACCCCGGCTTAGGGCCAAAGAATAAATCTATATCAGAATAAGTCTGAGCAGCACGGTCACCACCTGTGTGCGTCCCATCATAATATGCATCCTTAAATCCCATTTGTATTCCTCTTTAATAGTATTTATACACACTCTGTGGTATTTTATTTCATCATCATATATTTAAGTGTTCCTTATATCTCCCTTATGCCCTGGGTGTCCGTATCATAAATGCTGCTAAGCTAGAGAGCTTGGTAGCCGTTTCATCCTATCAATTAATCTATCTGCACGATTGCCGACCTGTCCATACCAATCACTATTCTTCATCTCGGCTGCGGCAACTTGATAATTTTTTCCATTCACACCAAATTTCATCAATTTAAATTTGCTCAGTCTGGTTCTGCCCAGGTTGAACATCATATTGCCAATTATTAGCCGAACTTCACATGGCAGAGTGTCAAAGTCTGGGTATTCAATCCTGCAATCAGCCAAGACGTTTGCACAATCCTGAGCAAAAGCCTGTTCAACTCTAGCCTTACTGACGGGAGTATCGTCTGGTTTGCCGAATTCGGGATCACTTGGCAGGATCAAATGGCCTATGCCAAAAGTAGGAAAACCAAGATGATCTTTATAAACTTTATACTTCACGCCCTCATCAATTTCTAGTTCCGGCCTTAAAGTTTTACAAAAATCACCACAGTCTTCGGGTTCAGCCCTTTCTTTAACATCGGCAGTGTAGTTTGAGTAAACACTCCACTTAACTAATAACTTAAAATCCTGAACTACTCCAGGGACAGGATTGGGCCGCCTCAATACCGCCCTTATCCGAGCGGCACCCTTGGGAACCCTGACCGCAATTATTTTAAGTTGGGCTTTAGTTAATTTTAATATTCCAGCCTTCTTAAACGAATCAGCAGTCTGTTGGGTATTAGCGTCTAAATCTTCGGCGGTAAATGCAGTCCAGCCTTTATCTATCTTGTGAATAAATTTTGAGCCAGGTGGTGCTACATTATTACCTGACCCCGGCCGGACGACATTTTTCACTCCATCCCCCCTATCATTCTGCGCGGCTCTTATTTCAACAGTTAAATCCGTCCACCAAGTCCAAGTCGTGGTTGCCGTGCCTGAGTACATTACATCCGGTATTTTCCATTCAATATTGTCCGCCTGCGGAGCCGATATGTTTACGATCAATTTTTTAGGGGCAACCCTAAAAGCACCAGTGTCTTCGATTGGCTGGTCTTTAGTAACTGCGTGTCTAGCGCGAGCGCTGTTGATTCCATCAATCATTGCAGCGACAGCTGGATTCTGGTTCACCTTAGACAGTGGCTCTCCCTTGGCCAATTCTGTTGGTTTTTTAACTGCATCTGCTATTGTCTTGGCCGGGACTCCCGGTAACTTTTCAATATTTGCACATACCGAACATATATCGCCAGTTAAACGGCTTAAATCTTCCGATACCGTTTCAAATGCGCTGCTAACAAGACCATCTAAACCACCTTCTATTTTTGATATTGCACTTCCAAA